CGAGTACGTTTCATCAAGCAACGGGAAGACGCGCACAGTGCCGGGGCCAGCCCAAAGGCGCTCAACGTATACGCGCGTGACGCCGCTTACCTGCTCAGCCCACATGACGTAGTCGGCAGCGCTCCCGCCGTGAGGTGGGTTTCGTTTACGGAATAGAATGCGCCCGCGATAAGTCTCAATGCCTTCAACTTCAGACCCTAACACCGCCCCTCCAGATCCTACGGCGGCGGTGACGGTGGTAACGTCAACCCCGGACACGATCTCAAGCGGCGTGCCCGCCTCAGTGTTGGTGTTAGCTCCATCCGTGGTCGCCTCTATTGGCAATTCAAGCGTACCCGGAACGGCGCTGATGCCACCGGCCGTCACGACGAACTGAACTCCGTCGGTGCGCTGCAATACGGCACCAGTGAGCACTTCAAACGCAACGTCGCCGGTGAACGCGGCAGTGCCAGACGCTGGCGCTGCGGGTCTACGCCAGACGCCAAACTCCTCCCCGTGCAAAAGCAAGCTTTCGATATCCGGTGCAGTATGCGCAAACATTTGCTTCTGAATGTATGCGGCGAAGCCAAACAGCTCAAAGGTTTTGCCAGCAATAACCTTTGCCGATGCATAGATGTTGTTTGGCCATATCCATGCATCGCTGCCCTTCAAGTATGCGCGGAATGATTGACGAGAGCGCTCGGCGAGATCTTGGAATGTTGGGAGCTGAAACATTTTTAAGCCTCAGGCATGATCGGGAATGGTGCAGGCTGCGGAGACGTAACGGTCTGCGCCCAGATGTCCTCAAACTTGTAATCGTACAACTTGCTTCCGTCGCGACCATAGACCTGAACGGAAAGGTCGACGCGATTGATAGCAAACTGCGCTTCGGCTTGCGCTTCAATGCGCACCGCAGCGCCTTGATTGATAAGCGGAGCGAGAGCCTCAAGCGTTATGATTTCAACCCAGCGCCGAATGTCCTCGTTCAGATGGGCACGCTCAAAGATCCACAGCAGTGATCCCATTTCTTCTTCGAACAGGTCCGCGCGCACGTCAACACCGTCCCCGAACCAGCCGCGCGGGTCCCCGTCTTCCACCAAGTAGAACAGCGGATGATCCTTGTCGATGCGCTTGTCCGTGAACAATGCAATAACGATCGCGGTATGCAGGGCCGCACGAGCTTGCAGCCCGCCACGGTTTTGCTTTTCATCCGTACCAGCCAAGGCCCAGTCGGCTTGTCCGCGCCAAGGCTCCCACACGCTGTCCCAAAAAAGGGTCGGCTGGTCTTGCTCGCCCTCGTCGATACGTACAGTGAGGCTCATATCGCATAAACCTTAGTTGCGCAGCCGCCCCCACAAAGACCGACCAGCGTGCCGCCCTCGTCGCCCAAATCAACGCGGTCGCTTTTAATTACCACATGCGGCGCAATCATCGTAGCTTTTCCAGCCTCAAGTTTGACGCTGCTGTCGTCAAACGTAATCGTGACGCTGTCGGTGCCAAGCACGATGCCAATGGACTTGGCGTCTTCCGAGCTTTGGTCGTCTTCGCTGGTATCGCCAGCGTCATTGTTTGCGCCGTTATCACCAGCCTTGTAACCCTTGCCGATGCGAATGTTGATCTTCTTGGCGTGGACGAAATCCCCATGCTCTGGGAACACGCGGATGATGTCGCCCTTGTCATTAAACAGCACAGAGCCGCCCGGTGGCGTGCGCTTTGGGCGATACTTTTCATGACCCGCGTCACGGTACACCGAACGGTCGCTGCGGCTGCCAAGCTGCTCAATGATGCCGTCGCTGTCCTTTGGTGGGTTTGACGAAAAGCCATAGTCCTGCGGACGCCAAATCTTCTTCGGCTTCTCGCCCTTAAGCCCGCTGATGTCAACGCGCTGCTGGCTCTTGCTGTCGTCAACCTTGATGATCCGTGCGCGACGAGTGGTGGGGCGCTGACCGTCTTCCAGTTCGTATTCCATCACTCGGCCTCACTGTCATCCACAGACCACTCTTTGCCGGACTTGTTACCTTTGCCACCCTTGCCGCCATAAGCGCGCGGGTCGGTAAGTCCTAGCGTCGCTATGCTGCCCTGCTCTGACTGCATGTAGCTCACGCTCTCAATCAGCATGTCCTGAGCAATATCAAGGAACGGGCTTTCCACCCACACCAAATAACCCGGCTCCCACAGCTTTCCGCTTTGGTCGCGGAAGCCTTGCGTGTCAACCGTGGCTTTCAGGGCATGCCCAGCGGCGCGATCCTTGCGGTTCTTAGCGCGCTTCTTAGTGCGCTTCTTTGTGGTGTCCTCGTCCTGAATGATAACGATCGGGCGATGCCGATCCACGCCCTTATCGCGTGCGATGGCTTCCAGCTCAAGATTGTCCACGCCGTGGCCGAACGGGCGCTGCCCGCGCACTATGTATTCGCTGTGACGGTTGCTTGCGTTATGGTCTGCTGTGGCGGTAAAAATGTTGACGCCTTCAATCAACCCACCGGCATGACGCTTATTGCCAGCCTTGGTTATCTCGGCGTCGCCGTCCGCCTTGCCGCAAATGGTCAGCCCTTGCTGGCGTGCCATCTTTTCCACCAAGCGGAAGCAACTTTCGCCGGGATTGACCTGATACTGCTCCAGCTTTTCAAGCTGTTGATCGGTCGTGAACTTGGCTCCGATGCCCTTAGCCACGGCGTTGCCGATGTCCTTCGGGTCCTTGTTTTCAAATTGTCCGGTTTCATGCTTGGCGGAGCTGTCTACCAAATCGCCGCTATTGCTACGACCACTGACCGCGATCATGGCCTTGGACGCTTCAATGCGCGGTTGCTTCTTGTCTACGAAGCCGGTCAACAGCAGGTCGCCATTGGAGTGGATTGTCAATTTCGTGCCGACAGCAAAGACCCGGTTGGTGGCGCTCGCCCCCAGCTCAGCGGCAATTTCAAGACGGAAGCTCCGCGCAGCTTCATTGAACGCGGCGCGCACTTGCGCAACCTCAAAAGCTGAGTAGGTCATGCCTCCTACGTTGACAGTTATGACCTCGGTGCTCATATCTTACTTCCCAAGCGCTTCAAACGTGGCTGGCATAAACGAAGGATGCGCAACGCGATTGCGCTCAACTAGCTCGCCTGAGCGCGTCGGATCCTTATAGAGCCGCCATGCCCAGAACAGGCTCGGCATGCCAATGCTTGCACTGACGCGCACCACGGGGGCGAGGTCGATGATTGCGCGGCTTAGGTAATCAACCGTGGCGTCGCGCAAATTTATCATGGCGTTGTAGATGGCGTATGCTTCGGATGGCAGCGCTCCGAGCTGCTCCTCAAAGTAGGTGGTGACGTTTGCGCGCAAAGTTATCGCCATTTTCCTGTCGCCCAGCCTGACCATTGCCACCGCCTCGCAATAAGCTATGAGAGCCGCAAGGCGCAGCAAGGTATTCGCGACTTGAACATTGGCAGCTTCTAGGTCCTTCCACCGCGACGAAGTTGCAGGGCGTGGTTGCGTCGCTGTCGGTGTGACCTCAAGCACGTTTTCCATTGCCGCAAGCGCAGCGCTCGGGTCGGTGTTTTCGACCAGAGCCATGGCTACATCTGCAATCGTGCTTCCTATGGCTTCAAGTGCTACGACGTCCTCGTCTGCCATGACGTCTGGCAGAGATGTATAGGCGGTCGCGATTGCGTTGCGCTGCTCGGCGTTGGCTACAAGCTCAACATTTAAGGACGTGCGGACAGCCTCAAGCGTGGCCAAGGCGTTCTCGGTACTTGATTGCAGCGACCGCTGAACGTAGTCAGGGACGCTTTTAATAAGGGCCGTTGAAGCATAATCTGATGCCGCCACCGAAGCGGCGGCTTCGGCCTGTACGAAGATCATATTGACAAGGCTTGTGACCGTGGCCAATGCTCCGGTCGCCCCCTCGCGAACAAACTTTAGGCTGTGCGCGACATAACCAAACTTGTCCTTGGCATGCGTGCGGCTGAACTCAAGACAGCGAACAAGAACTGGACCTTGCGTCGGTAGCACCACGACGCCGGGTCCACGTGCGGCACAAACTGACATGAGCGATGCAGCCTCGGTGTCAGCGCGATCGCTGGCAACGTATGCCGTGACCGTAAACGCGCGGTAACGCTCGCCAAGGTCCTCAAGGAACGGCGTATCCCTCATTGGAAATTCATGGATGACGATGCGCCGCGCACCGCTCTCCGTGTCGGTCTCAACCCAGAATGCCGCGCCCTTGTAGGACGTGCGCCAAAGCGTCTTGAGCCAGTTGCGGGCGGTCATGGCGCTGCTCCAACGTTGTTAGGCGCAGCGTCAGGGCTGCTGCGACCAGTTGAGCCGGGTCCGTTGGCTGTCAGACGCCCCGTCATAGCGGCCACGGACGACCTGACGCCGTCCACAATGCGGAGCAGCTCGCTACCAGCTTCAACAGTGACCTTGACTTCGGTCTGCCCCTTGACCTCAGCGGAGCCGGTCAGTTCAGCCTTGACCGTCGCGTCCATCAATTGCACGGGAGGCATGGCGCTGCCGCCACCAAGCTTGCGCGGGTCTTCTGCGGGCATCGGGAATGAACCGCG